GAAATGCGAGACAGGTTAGAAATTGGGCAAATGATATCGTCAACAACGTACAAAACAGGATTGTCTGACTTTGCGATTGTCCAACTACCAAATGTCCAAGCATCGGGCAATATACACGGCAGGGATGATTATACGCCAATTGATCCCATTATCATGGAGCTGATCAGCCGTGTTGGTCAGATTGCTAAGATACTGGATAAACATGCAAGTCCAAGCATGGAGGCACCAGACAGTGCATTTCAGGTAGATAACGATACTGGCGAATATACCTTAAAAGCAGGTGACGCTTTTATCCGCAACTCCAAGGAAGACGCAGAAACGCGATATATTACCTGGGATGGCAACCTAGAAGCAGCATTTAAAGAATTTGATATGTTGCTAAACCAGCTCTATTCAGTATCTGAAATGGGTGCGGCTATTTTTGGTGACTTAAAAGGCAGTATTCCTCCTTCGGGCGCCGCGCTACGGCGTTTAATGGTTAACCCCTTAATGAAAGTTGGCCGTATTCGCAACCATGCCGATCCAGTAGTAAAAAAAATCATTGCGCTGCTTTCTGAGGTTACGCCTTCAGTGTCTGGTCTTAAAAGATCGGACATTGAAATACAGTGGCAGGATGGTTTGCCGAATGATCCATTAGAAGAAGCTCAAATCATGAATTTGCGTGTGCAAGCTCCTACCATGTCCGCTACTACAGCCATGCAGCGCTATGATAACATGGGGATTGAACAAGCAGAGGAAGAATTAGGGCGAATACAAGAGCAAGCATTAACCGCTAATCCTGTATTAACTTCGGCGGTGAATGAGAATAAAGAGGTGTAATCCATGGAAGCACCGTTAAATGAATTTGAAAAATTAATGATTGCAATATACTTACAAGCCGAAACGAATATTATTGCAATCATTGCCCGTAAGGAAAAGCAAGACTATGTAACCTATGCAGAAAAAGCAGCATTAAGCCGAATTCATAAAATCCTGAAGGAGATAACCCTGGAAGCCGTTGCATTAGCGCCAAAGCTAACTGAAACGGCTTTTCTTCATGGTGCTGGGCTTTCCGTTGGTCGTAAGAAAGCTGCTCATATTATTAGTGAAGGCAGTAATCGTAAAATTGTGGAGCTGCTAACCAAGAATTTAACGGGTGAACTCACGGACGCAGCCAGGCACGTAGGCAGAACCATTAATGACGCTTGGCGGTCTGCCACGCTGGAAGCTGCAGCCGCGAAAGAAGCTGGTGGGTATGGCGCAGGTATGACGTATAAGTTATTTCAAGAGAAGGTATTAAATGAGGGATTAATGGCCTTTCAAACCAGTAACGGAGCCGATTGGAGTTTGCGAACATACGCGAATATGGCAGTTAGGGCAGTAACCAGAGAAGCAACTAATTCCGGCACATTATTTGCTGATCCTGATCATGATCTATATCAAATAAGCTCTCACGCTTCTAGCTGTCCGATCTGTGCGCCACTGGAAGGACGGATATATTCCCGCAGCGGTTTATCTGCTGAATTTCCGAGCCTTACGAAAGCGTTTTTTAGTCGGAAGGACAAAAATGGTCCTGATAACTTGGATAATTCGTATTTGAATATCCATCCTAATTGCCGCCATGTGTTGATTAAATGGGTAGAAGAAGCACATACAGCGGAAGAAATAGAAGAAGCTAAGACGTTCTCTAACCGTGATTGGAAGGATGACCCTAGGAGTAGAGCCAGTATTGAAGCATACCGTAAAAGCCAGCGTGTTAGAAGGCAACTTCATGATGATTATGAACAGTATCAGCGGTATCAATTGCGCTTAGATTTAGTACGTGATGATTTTCCAAAGACCTTTCAAACGTTTCAGAGGGTGAAACAAAATAACCCTGAACGATATGCAAAATGGCGGAAGATTTATCGCGAAATAGGACAAGAAATTAAAAGGGGGTGAGGGCATGTACAAGTATACGGAAGAAATAGGAGGGCTCACACGCACTTATGAGGCTGAATCACCTGAAAAGGTTGTTGAATTGGTGCTAGCTGTTACCATTGATATTCAGTCGGAAATTAATAAACGGCAGCGAGAAAAACAACAGCTTACTGGCGTTGATATCGTCTTGTTAAAAAATCAAATAAACCACACTGATTAGTGGTTCTCTTCTTTTTGCGCCACGACTAGGCGTTAAACGGTCAAATTCGCCTTTCCACGGCGTAAAACAGGAGGAATGAATAATATGAATCGCAAGTATCTTAAAGATCAAGGATTTACCCAGGAACAAATTGACGTCATTATGGCAGAACATGGGCGTACTATGGCGGGTTATGTGCCAAAGTCAGATACAGAGGCACTTAAAACGCAGATTGACGCACTAAAAGCCCAGACGGGTGATCTAGACACTCTAAAGGCAAATGCTGCCAAAGCTGCCACGTTAGAGCAGCAACTCGCAGACCTGCAGGCGCAAAACGCAGGTATCCAAAAGCAGGCTGACGCTAAAATAAAATTAGTGCAAGCCAAAGTAAAAGACCCTGATTTACTTATGCCAAAGCTGAAACTGGAAGAGGATTTAGACGCTCAATTAACAGCGCTAAAAACCTCGCACCCCTACATGTTTGGTGATGTGGTACCTAACAACCCAAATCCAAACCCTGCAGGCGACCCAAACGCTTCTACCTTTGAGCAAGATGTTGCGGCATTTAAAGCAAAAGTTGACGCAACCAAATTTTAAAAATCTAAGGAGGAATAAACAGAATGGCTATTAACACGCTGCAGTATGCAGCACTTTTTCAAAGCTGGCTGGATGAAGCCATGGTTGCCAGTGCTACATCAAACTGGATGGAAACGAACAGTGGCAAAATTATCTATATTGGCGGGCGAGAAGTTAAGATCCCCAAGCTGAGCATGGATGGCATGGGGGATTATGATCCAGATAATGGCTATGTACAAGGTGCCGTTACCTTGGAGTATCAAACTAAAGAAATGAATCAGGATCGAGGCCGCAAATTCCAGATTGATCGTATTCAATCGGATGATACTGACTTTATGGCAACTGCCTATAATGTCATAGAGCAATTTCAGCGAACCAGAGTCGTGCCGGAAATTGACGCGTATCGGTACGCAACCATTGCGGCACTATCACAGGCTGCAGAGACAGCTGATGGAGATAATGGACGCTATGCAAGATCCCTTACACCAACAACTTCAACTATCTATACAGAACTGCAAGCAGATATTGCTACCATTCAGGACGATGTGGGTGAAGATTATCCGTTAGTAATTACAATGTCGATTGCGACTGGAAATATTTTGAACACTGCAAACGATATGACCAGGTTCCTTGATTCTGCTGACTTTAAGGTTGGAAATCTGCAAAGCAAGGTTAAATCTATTAATAGTATTCCAATTATTTTCGTTCCATCTGCTCGGATGTATAATTCCATTACCTTAAATGACGGTACAACCACAGGACAAACGACTGGCGGTTTTAGTGCGGCTACAGGAGCTAAGAAAATAAACTGGTTAATAACAACTCGTAATGCTCCTATCGCTTTATCCAAAGCGGATACTGTCCGTATCTTTGACCCTATGACAAACCAAAAAGCAAATGCATGGGCGTTTGACTATCGCAGGTACCATGATATTTGGATTCCAGATAATCGTATGTCTGGTGTATTTGCTAATATCGCTGCATCATAATAAACAGGAGGAAATTGTATGTCTGATATGATTGAATTAAAAAAACACGGCGTACACCGCATTGTAGCCACAGAGCAAGAAGCGAAAAAGCTTATCTCCGAGGGTTATGTCCAATTGGACGCAGAAGGTAATCCAATTACTGCTGAAAGTGAAACAATTGAATCACTCAAAGCACAAATTGAACTTTTAACGACTGAGAATGCGGCTTTGAAAGCTGCTAAGAAATAAGGGCGCGTAAGCGTCCTCCTCTAAGGAGGAATGAATATGTTAACAGTTGGTACAGATAGCTATGTAACTGTGGATGAAGCTGCAGCATACATAGCGGAATATTATATAAGTACAGACCCGAAAGCCATTGCATGGACAGCTCTTATTGACACGGACCAAGAAATATTATTACGCCGTGCTGCAAGACAGATTGATCTTGTCGCTTATCCCGGGCAGAAAACGGCACCTAAACAAGTGATGGCATGGCCTCGTAAGGCAGCAAGGTGGGGGAATGGCTGGTTTACTAGGATGGCCCCCTTTATGTCTTTTCAGATACCACAGGTTGATTATTCAAATGTGGTGTTTGGTGATTATTCTACCGAGTACAAACAAACCGTTCCTGATAAAATTAAAGCGGCCCAGGTAGAAGAAGCCTTAGAATATGCCTCTCCTGATCTTGGTACCGCAAATCTCACCGCCCGCTTATCACCAGAGCAAAGCATTAAGATTGGCGATACTCAAATTACATATGCCAATAACAATACACCGGTGGACAAACTAAACACAATAATCTATAGTTTACAAGCTCAGCAATATCTAAAACCATTTGTAGGGGGTGGGTATCGTGTTGTTTAATAGAGGACTAGCAGCGCGAATGAATGCCGCACTCGCCCAAACCTACGACAGTACTGCTACGGTGTACCGGAATGTGGATTATAAGGATGGTAACTTGACGAAACAGCGCAGGGAAGCAGTACTTACGGATGTTCCTTGTCGTCGTTCTTCTAAGGCAGGGCTATCTGCTCTTTTTGCTACAACAGATGCAGCTAAGATAACACGCTCAGAAAAGCTTTTTACATCTCCAAAGTGGGATATTAAAAGTGGTGATGAATTATTTGTGCAGGGACCAATTAATGCAGAGCCTGTACGGGATGCAGATAGATACTTTGCCGGAGAAACGCAAGTATACGGCACGCACCAGGAAATTAAACTTGAAATGCCAGGTAGGGCATAATGGCTTTTGGTGATGGATTAAAAGATATGGTGAGGCGGTATGAAGGATATCAGCAAGAGCTTGTTGCTGCAGTGCCAGTACAGTTGAAAGAAACCACTACTTTTATTGTGGAAAGGGTAAAGAAATATACACCGCCAACGGAAGGCGAAAAATATAATGCTAACGCAATGGGGGATTTAAAGGCTCATTGGGAGCAAGATAGCATTTTGACTCCTTATCGATTACATGAAGGAGCGTATACGTCTGTTGTAGCTAATAACCTGCAATATGCCTCCTATGTTGAAAATGGACACCGAATGGATAAACATTTTGTGCCTGGTCTTTTTATTGTAGGAGGGCAGCTTGTTTATGATGCTGCTTTAGCAGATAAAGGCGGCCTTATGGTGGGCACTAAGACAAAGTATGTACGCGGTGTATATATGCTTGATCGGGCGTTGCGAGAAGGTGAATCACATTTACAGCAGGGCATGAGACGTGTATTAATGTCTGTCATGAAGAAGGAGGGGTAATCTTGGCAGTAGAAATCAATCTTGCTTTTCTGGTGAGTGGATTAGCTGATAAATTAGCTGGACTATTCCCAGGAATCCATATCTTTGCAAACCCTAGCCAACAATTCATGAACAGCGTCTTAGACAGTGAAGGCAAACACCTTCCCTGTTTTTTTATTATCCCGCGCCCAGGTGCGACGATTAAAAAAGGCATTGATCGTTGGTATTGGCAACCTTTATATGAGTTGGTATATTTAACGGATTTATACACCGATACCCAGCAATATGAATTTCAAGACGTGGCCCAGTTGTTAGATGAATCCCTGGAAACGTTTATAGCTAACGGGGCGATAATCCGAACGTATAACCGGAAATGGACCATTGAACTGCAGGCGCTGCACTATATGATTGATATCAAACAATTTGTTCAGTTGCCAAAAGAAGAAGTTGTTAAAATGCAGACGTATACATTAACAGAGGAGGTAAAGCTAGATGGATAATGATGAACAAGAACAGGCTATCGCGGATACAGCCGAGGAAGTGCAATCCGTTGCAGCATCTGACGAACCCGTAGCCCCGAAGATACCGGCTACGAGAATTATTGCGTCCAAACGTTTCAGCGGTAAATACAACCGCGACTTACTGACAGCACTATTAACCGAAGACAGCTATACTATTTCGGAAGCTGAAAAAATATTAGATGATTTTATGGGGGTGGAATAATTGGCAGGAGGAACTTGGACAACACAAAATAAAGTGCGTCCTGGCGTTTATATTAATTTTAAGTCCACAGCACAGACGCTTGCCAGTCTTGGTGATCGTGGTATTGGCACATTTCCTATGGCTATGAGTTGGGGACCAGAAGGGGAAGTAATTACCCTGGCCAATGGTGAAGATACCTTTGATAAGCTAGGGTATTATCTGACGGATACACAAATGCTGGCTATCCAGCAGTTTTTTTTAGGTACGGAAAGAACGGATGCGCCGGTAACACTGTACCTTTGGCGACTAAAATCCAGTGGAACCAAAGCGGTAGCTATGGCATCGGGATTAACTGCAGCAGCCAAATACAAAGGGGTGCGCGGCAACGATATTACTGTAGTGATCTCTGTCAATGTCGATGATGAAAGTAAGTTCGATGTGACCACTATCGTGGACAATGATACCCAGGATACACAAAGTGAGGTTGCTACAATTGGCGATTTGGTTGCAAATGATTGGGTTGACTTTAGCGGTACAGAAACGACAGCCCTTGTTGCAACTACTGGCATGGTTTTAACTGACGGGACTGACGGAGAAGTTGCTTCAAGTGCCTATATCTCTTACCTGGAGGCAATTGAGCCGTATTACTATAACAGTATGGGTTGTATGGATACCAGCGCAACGGTCATAAAGCTGTTTACATCGTACACAAAGCGGTTGGTAACAGAGGAAGGCCGCTATGCTCAATTGGTTGTTGCTAATTACCCCTCGGCTGACAGTGAATGCGTAGTTAGCATTAAAAACGGCGTTATCTTGGACACCGAAGATACAATTCCGCCGGAAATGGCAGTGGCGTGGCTGGTTGGAGCCAGTGCAGGGGCAAATGTAAACGAATCTCTGACATATGCCACTTATCCTGGAGCGGTGGGTGTTACCACGGTATATACCAACACGGAAATTATTGCGGCCATTAATGCGGGCGAATTCATATTCACTCCCGTAAAAGATGGTACAGTACATGCTGAATATGACATCAATACGTTTACCAGCTATACCGCAACAAAAGGAAAATCGTTTCGTAAAAATCGGATTGTTCGGGTATTACAGGGTTTTGGTAATGATGTTCATACGCTTTTCTCAAAATACTACATTGGTAAAACCGATAATAACGATAACGAACGGAGCATCTTAAAAGCGGAATTGGTAGCCTATTGCAATACATTGGTAGGGATTAATGCGCTGCAAAATTTCGAAGCAGACGACATTGTTGTTGCAGCTGGTACGGATTCAGATGCGGTATTGATTAACGCCAACATTCAGCCAGTCGATTCTGTTGATAAAATCTATATTGCCGTAACGGTAGAGTAAAGGGGGTGTAAATATGAGTTTTTTATTAGCGCAGGATACCATATCCGGTAAAGAAGGCGCGGCATATGCAACGATTGACGGTAATGTTTATAGCATGTTTTATATTAAGAAGCTAAAAGCAGAATCGGAAAAAGAAAAGTCCGAAGTCAAAGTTGTTGGAACCAGGACGGTGCAATACAAGGCGAAAGGTCTTAAATATTCAGGATCGATGACAATTAAAGATATTACGACTCAGTTTGTTAGTTTGGTTAAAACCTATCAGGATTCGGGTACGGATACGTATTTTACGATTCAGATTGTCAATGATGATCCAACAAGCACAGTAGGAACAAAGCGGACAGTCTTGTATAACGTGAATCTTGATAAAGTGCCTATTGCTCAGCTGGATGCGGATTCTGATGATTTAGAAGCAGAAATTACATTCACCTTTACCAGCTTTGAACTTTTGAATGAATTTACAGATCCAACGACTTTTGGATAAATATTTTAGGAGGTAGTTAGTTTATGAGTGACTTAAAAGCATTTTTAAAACCATCCGTAGCGGAAATGACAAATTTGGTGTTTGTGTCTAGCCGGTTTACCAACAAGGATGGTAAACCGGCAGGGTTTAAAATTAAATCCATTACTCAGACACAGAATGATGCATTAATTAAAGCATCAACTAAAACGGTGTCAGGGAAAAGAGGGCAGCGCGAAGAGATTTTTAACAAAATCCAATATCAATCTAGGCTTGTGGTAGAGTGTACGGCAATGCCTAATTTTCGTGACCCTGAACTACTACAGGCTTACGGTGTAGTCGATCCCCTTGAACTGCCTGGTAAAATGCTCCTTTCTGGCGAATTTGC